ACCTTCAGCACGACCTGCTTCTGCCCCGCGAGGTCCGCGGGATGCGCATTCAGGTCCAGCTCCATCGCGGTGTAGTCGCCGCGCTCCACGATATTAGCGGAGCCGTCGTAGGCCGCCCCGCTCTTCTCGTAGGTCTTGGTGCTGATGCCCAGGATCGTGCCGAGGAAGAAGTCGACGGCGAGCAGAGTCGCCACGACCTTGTCCACCTCGGGCAGCCCCCAGATATAGCCCACGCCTCCGTAGAGGGTGCCAAGCGCCGGCAGCAGGTACTGCGCCACCCACTTGAGCTTGTCGTAGGTCTGGTTGCTGAGCATCATCGACACCGGCTTCTGGTACTCAACCGGAGTGACGTCGCCTTCGCTTGCGCCGCCTGCGTGACGCGGCTCGTAGCTGTCGGACATTGGTGTCACCTCTCTTCTTGTGCATGGGGATGTAGACGTTGTGCTTGAGCATCTTCCAGGTCAAATATCCACTCGCGAAAGCGAGCAGCGTCAGGACGACGGCATTGATCCAGAACAGGAGAAGGATGTTGTCCGTCTCCCAGAACGTGAAGAGCAGGGTGAAGTCGATCGCGAGTGCGAAGGCGATTCCCTGAATCATCAGTCCTCGACCGAGCCTCGTGCTCCACCAAGGGGCGAAAGCATAGAGGACGGGAAATGCGGTGGTAGAGATCGCTGCGAGAATCAGGCATCCCTGAATCCACAACGTCAGTAGGTGAATATCGTGCGTCACTGTGCTCCTCCCATGAGAGCTTCGAGTTGTTCTGCGAAGTGGTTCCGCTCTCTGAGAGTCTTCAAGGTCGTTGCAACCTCGCGTACCTCGGAATGGCGGGACTTTACCCTTTCGAGGCTTTGTGTTGCGTCGCGCAAAGCGATCTCCGCTTCTGGATTCGCGCGATGCTTGCGCTTACGACGACCGATCAAGGAGATCACCTCCTCCCGACTGCCGAACCCGTTCGCTGTTGGTGAAAACTGCCATGATGAACGAGTTCGTCGTCTTGGCTAGCTCTAGCAGTTCTCCCGTCTGATTGTCAGACTGAATACGTGCTTCGCGTTCCTTCAGATAGGCTTCGCGCCACTGATCGGAGTCCTTGCACTTCTGCTGATATGCGGCGTCCGTCCACAGTTTCCCTTTCAGGAGCATGAGGATGGCAAGTCCGAGAAGGACGGGCGCGCTAAGTCCTACTAGCGGCACTCCTTCAAGCATTGTCTCGACCTCCCTCATGCCGATGGCTTCCAGAGACCCAGAACGTTGGCGTACGGCTGTACGACCTTCCAGACCCCATTGACGTTGACGTATGGAACGGCCCTCTTCTTGACCGCGGCTGTGGTTCCTGGTGCGACATAGTCGACGTATGCGCCGGCCAGAAGTTGAACGCTGGATATGGCACTGTAGGCGCCCCAGCCGTACTTGTTGCGACCACGCGCACGGAAGTAATACTTCTGACCTGCACTCAGGCCCGTCAGAGTCAGCGTTCCGTTGGACCCGATCGTGAGCTCGGGAGTAGTCGAGTTCAGACCGTAGTTCAACTGCCACTCCAGTACGGGAGACCCGCCGTCACCGTTGCTGCTGAAGACTGTCTTGACGGACGTCTGCGTAGCAAGGGAGAGAACAGGCGTACTCGGTGCCGGTGGATAGTTGTGCGTCGTACCCTGCGTTCGTGCAGACCACGGCGACCAACCCTTGGCGTTATGGGTGCGAACCCAGAAGTAGTACGTCTTTCCTCGGAGTAGACCAGTGATCGTTCCGAAGCCTGTGCTACCGGGCGTGAAATATGCCGGCGATGAAGCCGTAGAACTGTCGTCGTACCGAACCTGGAACTGGTCGATCGGTAGACCGCCAGTGCCATAGCCGTCGGTGTCGCCCTGGATCGTGGTGTCCGTGATGACCTCGACGGTCCACGGTGGCGGCGTTGGCGGCGCACTGGTGCGATCGACAGATATGGTGAACGATGTCGGTCCACCAAGACCACTCGTGCCGGTGGCACCGATCTCGAAGCCGACAGTCTGGTCGGTCGTCACGGAGACAGAGCCTAGCTTCTTGTAGGAGCCGCCCGAGAAGTCGTAGTTGCGATATGACGACCATGCGCCGTTGACGTAGTAACGCCAGGGCATCTCATGGTCGAACGTCGCAGAACCGGCGGTCAGCCAGAACTCGACAGTGGACCCAGTGTCCCGGATCATCATGGTTCCAGAGGAACCTGTGCTCTTTGTGTAGTCAGTCATGCGTCACCTACAGGATGATCTTGAAGTAGATGTCGCCGTCTTGACCGCCCACAGGCTCGGCCGTTCCTGAGGAAATACCTGCCGCAGCACGGTAGGCAGCCTTGCTCCCAGGGATGAGAGCCTTCAGCACGGCGATGTAGTCGCGGGTCTTGTTGATCTCACGAGCGCCCCATCGGACACGCCCGTCTTCCCCACTGTCGGGGACGACGGAATAACCCGCCGCAGCAGCCTGATCTCCAGCAGCCATTTTAAACCTCCTTCGCTACGGTCATGGCATCGTCGCCCACTCTTCGGTGGTCATGTCGGCCCAAGCCTTGGTGCGCTGTGACAACCAAGACCCGGTGTTGACGAACGTGTTCTTCGTCAGGGTGGGATATGCGCGTTCGCCTTCGCGGTCCGAGGTGAAGATCTGCTCGGTGATTCGCATCAGGTTAGCAACGCCATCCGTGTTTCGGACCTCCACCAGGTCGCCCAGGTAGTAGTCCTGCTGGTACTTGTACTGGCTGTTCCGGTTGATCTCACCATCGAATGCCTGGAAGGCGCGATTCTGCGAGAGCTCCTTCTGACCACGGGCCTTACATGCGGCCTCGAACGCGAGACGTGCCGCGTCCTTGACGCCGCTGGGGGCTGTTCCGTAGGGCAGAGTAATATCGTTCGCGTCGACGATCAGAACACGGCGCTCAAAGCTGTCCGTGAGCGGATCAATGTCGTCCGGGTAGTAGATATAGGAGCCGTTCTTCGCGAAGACGTACGCCACGTTCTTGGAGGACTCGATCGAGTTGAGCTCCGTGATGTTCGTCAGGTTGTCGAGATCGGGCGAGAATATGACCGGCGGCCGAGTGGTCTGGCCACTGGTGCGGTCGTTGCCGGCGTACACGTCCCAGTAAAGCTGGTTTGACGTGAAGTCAAGCATGAGCCGGAACCCGAGAGTCCAGACATCACAAAGTTCCTTGATCGCGTCATAGACCGTGGTTGGAGGCAACGCCGGAAGCGTCACCGTCACAGGGTCGATCGGCTCGAGGATGTTGCTCGAGATCATCTTCGGGTGCATGGCCTCGACGACAGCTTCGATCTTGTCGCCTGGGTCGAAGAGGCCTGTGACGCAGACATCCTTGAAGATCTTACGCGCTACTGCGCCCGGCGTGTCCGTGATGACCCAGTCGGCAACACTTGTGGGCGAGTTTCGAGCGGCACGGTCGATCAAAAGTGCTTCGATGGAGTTACCCGTCACCTTGAGGAGACGCTTTCCATCATCGTCAGTGCCGTCCTCGACAGTCTCCACCGTCATGACGCGATATGACTCGTTCATGGCCAGATGCGTTCCGGCCTGGAACAGAGCCCGACTCGTGGGAGTCGAACGGACATTGAGCTCGAAGTCGCCGAACTCACGGAACCTCTCGGTCCAAATAAGCGACTCAAACTTGTCTACCACGTCGATGCGACGGCGGAGACTGTCGAGAACATACACCTCCATTACAAGCCTCCGTACTTGTTCGTGAACTTCAGGGTGAAGGGAACGGGAGCTCCTTCCGCGTATACGCGAATGAAGTTGTCGCCCGGTTCCAAGGAAATCCAGTTCGAGTCCGGAGTCATTCCGTACAGGACGGAAGTGCCGGCGATGGTCGCCGACTTGCTGCCCGGCGTGGTGACGATTGTCAACGCCTGCCCAGAGGCTAGGGCGTAGTTGAAGGTGAGAGTACGACTGTCACCATTCGGGAGACGGTGGTAGATGACGAACGACGGGACGGCCCTGTTGGCGTTGAGCGTGAACTCGACACCTGTTTCGACCGTCCCGTCGTAGTCAACCAACATCTCCGTCTCGGCCGCGGTGGTGTTGCCGTTGATCACGACGGGAGTTTCCTCCACGAAGTCGGGATCGAAGCAAATAACCACGACGTCCATTTGCGGCTCCTCCGTGAAGAGGGGCGCTTCGCATGTCTCCACGCGACCAGATATGTCTACCGCCAACCCGCTGTCGTCAATGAAGGTGAGCTTCACCTCGGACTTGGGCATGAAGTGGCGGTACAGCTGCGATCGGAGACCCTTCACCGTGTTGACGGTGTAGTCCGGCTCCAACCCGATCGTCAGCTTGATGTCCCGCTGGTCCCTACGGCTCGACTGGTACTGCACGCCGTCCTGCTGAGCAAAGCTCGACGTGACAATCGTTGCCTTGACGGGGTCCAAGCCCTCGATTTCCTCCACGACGAACCCGTTGAGGACGTCTTCCAGAGGCAGTTCGAGGACGGAGCCTCGGGCGTTTGTTGCTTCGACGTGAGTGATCATCGTCTCTTCCGGGCTCCCTTCGCGGTAGACAGTTGGTTCCTGGTGTTCCGATATGTTTCCACCGGCGAGATCGCCTTCGGAGAGTAGTTGTTCTGGTTGAAGACCCAGGTGTCGCCGGATCCGCGGGAAGCGTTGGCCTCATCGAGACCGCGCTCCTTCAGGGCAACAGACGCGCTGCTGGCCTGTGAATATGCACCCGAGACCTCGAGGGTCCGAGTGGGCATCATTCCGCTGATCTGGCCGGCGCCCTTGCGGACGTCCGTCAAATCCAGAACGGGCTTGATCGTCGGGTTGATGTCGACCTCGTCTCCGACAATATCGCTGAGACCGGTGAGGGTCTTGCGCATAGCGTCGATGGCGTTGTGACCAACAGTTTCCGCCGCGGTGACGGCAGCCGTAGAGCTCTCGAGTCCCTTTGCCAGGCCCTGTGTGGACCAGTCGCCGATCTTCATGAACTCGCGGGAAGGTGACTTGATTCCGAGCGCCTTCTTGATGGCCTTGACCATCCCGGCAGCGATCTTGTCCATCTCCTTCTCGATGGCCGCCTGCTGGTTCTGCAGACCCTTGACGAGACCAGCAGCCGAGTCGACTGCGGCCTGGTACAACGCCTTGGAAGCGCTGTTGCCGAGGTCCTTGGCGGACTTGTCGAGGGCACTTCCGAGCGTGTTGAGCTCGTCGATGCCGTTCTGTCCTGCGCCAAGCATCTGCTCCAGGAAGGGGATAGCCGACGTCCCCTTCGACAGAAGCTCCTTGTACATGGCGTCGTTCAGACCCATCTTGCGCAACTGCTGGAGCTGCGCCGTGAAGATCTGCGTGTCGACGACCTGCTTCTTCAAAGCATCCACGTAGTCGGAAAGCTTCTCGTCCTCACCAATATCCGGCAGGTTGCTGAACTGGTCAGACACCTGCTTGTTGTAGTCGTCGCGCGTCTTGATCGCGTCGGCCAGCTTCTTGTTCGCATCGTCGAGTTGGGTTGCGATCTTCGCCTGCTTGTCGGCGAGCGTCAACAGCTTCTTGTTCTCATCCCCGAAGGAATATGCGATCTTGCTGGCCTTGCTTGCCTTCGCGTACTCAGCCCGGGCCTGTGCAAGCGCCTTAGACGTTTCCTTGATGGCCTTGTTGTCCTTGTGACGCGCGTGCCGGAGCTTGTCCAGCTTGGCTGTGAGCGACTTGATGTCGCCTGCCGCATTCTTCATGGCGTCGTTGATCAGCGAACGGAGACTGGCCGCCGAAGCGGTGATCTCCTTGCGTCCACCGTCGAGACCCTTGGCGTAACCCTGCGCCGAGAAGGCACCGAGCTTTGCGAACTCCCTTGAAGGCGAGTGGATCCCAAGTGCGTTCTTAGCTGCACTCAGGGCCGAGCTGGCCAGACGCTTGGCCTCCGAAGTGACCTGTCCGATACCGCCCGCAATACCCTTGACCATGCCCTCCACGATTGCGGTAGCCATGTTGGCACCGGCCTTGCCGAGCTCACCAGAGTTCGCGCGGATGGCATCAGCCACACCGTTGACGAACGCGATGACCGTCTTCGCCGCCTGGTCTGCAAGTCGCGGCACAGCCGCAGATATGCCCTTCAGGAAGTTGACGATGACGTCGGTACCCTTCTGGATGAGCTTGCCGATGTTCCTGGCAATACCGTCGAGAATACCGATGATCAGCTTCATACCGGCGTTGACCATCATCGGGACAGCTACGACGAGCGCCCTCAGAAGACCTGCCAGCATGACGAGCAGCGTGGAAATAACCGAAGGCGTGAGCCTACGGATCGTGTTGAGCAGCGCCAGAATCACCACGGTCATCGACTGCATGATGGCCGGAGCCGCAGCAGCAATCGTCCTTGCGAACGCGACGACACCGAGACCGATCTGGGTCATGACGGTGGGAATAAGGCCGATGAGACCAGCCACGATCGCGACGATCGCAGCCACACCAGCCGTACCCGCTGCAGCAAGAGCCGTGAGGCCTGTGGCGAAGGCCAGAAGACCCAAGCCGGCTGCAGCCATGCCGACACCCAGAAGGGCGATGGCGATACCGAGACCCAGAAGTGTCGGAATAACCGGCGTAAGAAGCGCGCCAGCCACCCCGAGAATGAGGAAGGCGCCCGCGAGGACGACCATTCCCTTGCCGATCTCTTCCCACGACATCTGACCCATGAGAGCCAGGATCGGAAGGAATATGGTGAGTGCAGCCACGATGACCGTCAGAGCCACAGCGCCCGGAAGCGCCAGAGCCATCAGAGTCACAGCCACAGCGATGATCGTGAGAGCACCGCCGAGCATGACGAGTCCCTTTGCGATCTCCTCCCAGCCCATGGAGCCCATCTGCTGAAGCGCCTTGGCCAGCATCCCGAGGGACACAGCCGTGACGAATATGGCAGCAGCCGAGAGAATCGACGTCGGAGGCATCAGCGACAGCGCCAGAGCGATCATGCCGAGGGCACCACCCATGACAGTCATGCCACGAGCGATCTCGTCCCACTGCATCCCCGCCATCTGCTGTACCGCGTCACCGATCATCCCCAGAGCCATCGCGACGACTGCCACGGCGGCTGCGGAAAGGATCGAAGACGGCGGAATAAGCTTCAGCGCAGCGCCGATCAGCGCCAGACCTCCACCCATCCCTGCAAGACCTCGTCCGAGCTCCTCCCACGACATCGACGCAATATCCTTCAGAGCGCCAGCGAGGATCTTGATCCCCGTGGCCAGAAGAATGATGCCGACACCCTGAGCGATACCGCCAGCGTTGGTGGACGCGAAGCGGGTGAAGAGGGCCAGTGCTGTCAGCATTGCGCCGACACCGGTGAGCCCTCGTGCCATGTCTTCCCACGACATGCTGCCCAGAGTCAAGACCGCTTGGGCCAGGATCCGGATAGCGGTCGCCATGAGAATAAGACCGAGCGAAGAGTTGATCATCTTCTTGCCGTCTGGCATGAGCTTTGCTGCGACAACGATCGCCATCAGCAGTGCATGCACACCAAGCAGACCCTTCATCAGGTCGACGAAGTCGATCCCTCCGAGCTTGATGACCGCATCGGCGAGGATGTTGATCGCCAGCGCGAGCAGGATGAGGGACGCGAACCCCTTACCGATCTGGATCTTCTGGAATATGGCCATCGCAGCGGTGAGCTCGATGAACAGGACCGTCATGGCCTTGAGGGCTCGCTTGAGCCCCTTCTCGTCGACCTTGGAGATCTGGACCATGGAATATGCGAGCAAGGCCACGGCCGCAGCGATCTGAAGGATCGTCATGGCACGCAGCGTGTTCTGCATCGCTTCCAGAGTTCCCGTCAGAGCCTCGAACGGACCGGTGATGGTCTCGATCGCACCCTTGAAGGCACTCATGGTTCCCTGAGCCTCGTCGGCGACTTCGTGCAGCTTCTTGATGAAGTCGAATATGACCTTCACCAGCACCACGAGCATGCCGTTCTGGAACAGCGTGATGAAGTTGTCGAAGTTGAAGCCGTCCTTGAACATGCCCGAGAACGCGTCGCCGATCCCCTTGAAGAGACCGGAGAACATGCCGGGGAGCTTGGCTCCCAGACCTGCGACGTCACCGAGCTTGTCGAACAGGAACGACCACGCCGTACTGATCATCTTGGCGAGACTGCCCAATGGTGCGAACTTGGCCTGGATCTTGGGTAGAGCGCCGGCCCCATCGAAGCCGTCGAACATCCCGAGGATTGCATCCCTGATGGCCATGAGCGCGTGGAGCGGCTTGACGAGGACGTCGCGCAGTCCGTTGAAGAACTTCTTGAGTCCGTCGCCCTTCTTGACGGCGTTGTCGAGTGCGACGAGGAAATCGCCGATCCGAGCGGTCACATCGAGGAACGACTTGTCTCCCGAGTTTGCTTCTGTGAACAAGTCCCGGAAAATACGTGCGACGTTCTTGATGACCTGCCAGCCGATGTCGAAGATCGCGAAGACACCCGCGAAGGTGCGCTTCAGACGGTCAGCAGTTTCACTTCCAATTTGAAGTCCCTTGAGGAACTCTGCGACGTTCTTCGTCATCTCGGCCAACTGCTTGCCGGTTGTCGGTGGGAAGATCTCTCGGAAAGCAGCCTTGATCGGCGCGACGACCAAGAGCAGTGCCTTGAAGCCGTTTTTGACCGAGTCGATCATAGCATCGCGGCCGCCGTTTTTCTTCCACTCACCCAACAGCTTGTTCCGAGCATCAGAGCCCTTGTTGATTAGCTTCGAAAGCTCGTTATAAGCCCCGGTCCACATCTTCTTGGCTTCTTCGAAGTCGCCGAGGACGATGGTCCAGGTATCGGCCCATCCAGTACCCACGGCTTCCTTGAGGACGCCGATGAGAGCTGTACCGGTCTTAACTTCGGTGGCCGCGGCCTTAGCCGTTGCTGCCTGAAGTTGAATGGCCTTGATCTGGGCCGCGCTGAAACCCATGGCTGCAAGCTCGGCGTCCTTCATGTCGCCCGTGAACTGTTTGAAGGTCGCGGTCAGGACGTCACCGGTGAGCCAGGACTCCTTACCGGGCTCGGCCATGATGGACTCTCGGAAGGACTTGCCCGCGATGGACACGTTCTTCATCGGGCCCTTGAGCTTGACGGTCTCCTTGTTTAGGGTGCCCATGGCGATGGCGGTGTTCGTCAATGCCCTCTGGAGTACGGTACCACCCATGCCTGCAGTGGTCACCGAGTTCCAGTCCATAGCGGTGACGCGACCGTTGGCGATCGCCTGAGAGAGCTGGTACATAGCCCGAGCAGCCTGCTCGGAGTTGGAGCCCGAGAGTGCCGCGACGTTCGCGATACCCTTGATGGCGCCAGTCGCCGTATTCAGATCTACACCGGCAGCCGTGAAGGTACCGATGTTCCGAGCCATCTCGGAGAAGTTGTAGATCGTGTCGTCGGAATACTTGTTGAGCTCCTTCAAGGCCGCGTTAACCTGCGGGAGCTTGACGCCGGCGGCTTGAGTGTTGGCGAGGATTGTCTGGATCGAGTTGAGGTTGGTCTCGTACTCGCCGAGACCGTCCTTGATCGGCCCGAATATGCCTCGGGCGATCTTCACCCCATACTGAGTCGCTTGTGCGGCCAGAGAGCCAAGTGCCGCGGCGCCAATAACAGTCATCGCCGAGAACGACGCCTTGACCGACTCGACCGCGTTGGTGACAGGAGCCAGGCTGAACCGCTTGCCTGCGTTGGACAGAGCGTCCATGCTCTTGCCGGCAGAAGCCAGACCCTTGGCGGCACCGTCGAGCTTCATACCCTTCTCGAGGGCTTGGAGCGAACTGAGCGTCTGTCGGACGCCAGCTTCGAACTGCGTATTGTCGAACTTCATCTCGACAATGCGCTGGTCGATGCTTGCACTCATGCTGACTTCACCGCCTTCCAGACAGCCTCGGAGATCTGATCGAATATCGGCTTCATCGCCGGATTGATGTAGTCACGTCCTGCGACGTAACCGCCTGTTCCAGTTCCGTAGCCGTACTGGAGCATCACAGCGACAGGGAATCCATTCTCAACGTCGACGTTGGTCCAGGATATGGTGACCTTGCCACCCTTGTTCGAGATCACGTAGCCCCACGACCCAGCCGCCAGACCGCTATCCTTCGGCGTTGCGGCGTTGAGTGCGTCTACACCCATCTGGGCGTAAGGTGCGATGATCTGCTCGATGGGAAGCTTTTGTACGGCGTGAAGAAATGACTCCGTGTTCTTGAAGGAGCCCTTGGAACTGATCGAGAACACGGAGCCCCTTTCTGGACTAGAGAGTTGAACCGATCTGGGCGACCGTGGTCCAGATTGCCGCGGTCTTGTCGATGATCGTTGCTTCGGTGACCAGCGCCGCCGTCGCACCCTTACTCGAAACCGCCGGATCTGTCGCGAGGTAGATCGCGAAACGCGTCCGGTAGTTTTCGGGAGAGAGAATCACGTTCTGAGCCAGGTCCATGCGAATCTGGTGATCCGGTGTTGTTGGATCCTCGAGCACGACTAGCCGAGCCTGGTATGCAGCTGCAGCCATGCACTGGTCGAGAAACGTTGCGTCCTTGATGAGTTTCGCTGCGTTGTCAAGTACACCCATTAGGCGCTCCTTTCTAAGTTAGTGCCCGGCAGGGTGCCAGGAAAGGTTGTCGAGTGACACATATGCGTTGGTCGAGCCGGTGCCAAGAGCGATGATCACCATCTTGCCGTCGGGAAGGATGTCGATTCGTGCTGTGTATGGCCCGGCCGAAGCGGTCAATGTCACGATAAGACCCGAGTTTGGTCCACCGTCGGGGGCAAGCTCCGGATACGGCAGCGTGGCGAATGGGGTCGAAAGACCCACAGTCCCCGACTTCATCAGCCCGTGAGTTTCAACCTTACCCTCGGCGGTGAAACGCCATGCCGGAGCTGGGAATGACGTGTTGTACGCAGACCAGCTGTTGGTAAGTGTCAGCAGCTTCCAGTAGTCCTGCACACGGCCATCGCCCCAGATGTAGTTGGCGCTCAGCGAGTCGACGTTGCGCGTGGCAACAAGAACCCAAGTGGGTGGGATCTCTTGCGTGGTTGCCGCGGTGTAGTCGATCATGCGGAAACGAGCCGGGTCAGAAGTCTGAACCGAGCCGAACGGCACGTCGTAGTAGAGGGCGCGCCACCCGTTCATTGGGATGATCCCGCCAGCCACCGTGACGCTTGCGCCGCCAGTGCTTCCGTACATCGGAATAACGGTACCGTCTGGAGGCATGGTGATCTCGTAGTACCCGTTGCCGCCGGCAAACCCTCGTCCAGCACCCATCAGGATGAAACGCTGAGACCAGGAAATACCGCCGCTTGTGGTCTTGCGAACACCACCGCCCGTCATCAGGCGTTGGACTATGGTTGCCTTTCGGAAATCGTCCACGAACTTGCGAGTCGTGAAGTCTCCCGGATCCGTGGGTGTCCACAGAGCCGAATCCGAGTTCGCGCCATACTCCATGTACACGCGCTTACCGACGCCGTTGTCTCGAGCTTGAATCTCGTTGCCGTCGATGATCAGGTTCGCGCCCGTGTCGGGGCCAACCTGGAAGGGGTGCAGAGTGCTACCGGCGGATGCGTCGTTTACGGCCGTCAAGCGAAGTCGAGGGATGCTCATGACGCCGCTGGCGTCAGTTCCCGCAAGCTGCATGAAGGGTCCCCACGCGTCTTGGCCCACGATTCGGATCCACATGATGGAAGAAGTGCCGGAAGCTTTCTCCGTCACAATCTGAAACCCGCGAGCAACGTTCTCGATGTAGCTGAACACCGTGCCCAGTACGACGGGCCAACCAGGATTTTCCGCACCGAACGAGAACGAGGTCACGCCTGTCGGATATGACGAAGGCAGGTCGCCGACGAGCTTCGCCGTGATCTTCAGGGCGGCGGGAGCGCCTTGCGGGCCTTTGACGTTCCCCGCAGGGAGGTCTTCACCGTCACGCGTGGTGAAGGTCAGGTTTCCGAGTTCATCAACAGAGCCCGCGACGACGGAGTCTCCGGCTATGTCGAGCATGAGTTCTTTGGAAACGCCGTTGATGGTAGCCACGAGGCCTCCTTCCTAGAGGGAACTGAGTTGATATGTATCGGAACTGATCCAAACAGCGGAGGGCCAGTTGATTTCAAATGTCCCGTCAGGGAATATGGTTATGGCCTCGTCCGGACCTGTTGCAGTCCAGGTTCCATCACCGTGATCGATGATCCGCAGGATCGAGTGTTCCTCGAATATCTCCAACACCTCGTTGGGCGATGGAAACCGCGGATCCGCAGCATCTGAGCCGTAGATCACGTCTTCGAAGGCTGCCATGGTCTCCGGATATGC